ACTCGACCTCTTCCAAAAACGGTACAATAGTAAGCTCGAGTAGATTCAAATTTTTCTTTATTAATTGGTGGAATAGAGTTTATTCTTGTGAAAGATGTATAAGAACTTTCAGATGATGAAGATGGTGTTGCTAAGGATGGAGTCGTTAATAAATCATCTGATTCTAGAGACATTGGGAAAGTATTTGTTGATGATGTTGGAGATTCTAAAGTTTTTGGTATAGTATCATTAGAAGAGCTAAAATCACTATGTATTTGTGCTTTAACTTTAATTTTTCTTGGATTTAATTTATAAGATGGTTTTATTTGAGATTTATTATTTGAGATAGTATTAAGTATTTCACCATCCTCTAATTTTCTAATTATTGCATCAACATTAACTGTTCCATTTTGTCTTTCTAATAATTTATTTTGTAAAGAATACCAAACAAGATATTGATCACATAAATAAGTAATAAGATCTTCATAATTTAAAGTTCGTAAAAGAGAAGTTCCATCTGAAGTATAAATTTCAAATGAAACTGGTTGATGATGACCCATTTCAACTAAAAGTGGATCTGCTGGTTCGAATTTGCTAGCTGGTCTCATATGAATTCTTACATTCATTCTTCTAGTTAAAGCTGAGGCATCGATAATTTCTTTTCTTTTAATACTAAAATCATTTGATGTTGATATTATAATTTTAGATGTGAAATCAATACCCTTATCTGTAACAGAAGCTTGAATAGTAGAGAATGGTTGACTTGAGACCATTTGAATTAGTAAAAGAGGAGAGGGTGTTGCTCCTTCAATAGCAGTTGCGTCTTGGAAAACGTCATCAATCATTACACAATACTGACCTGCATAACCTGTCATATGTTTAGAACAAAAATTTAAAGAGTATAACCAATCACGATCTTCAGTTGGTATAACATCCTTGTGTTCTTCACATTGTTTTAATACTTCTTTCATTCGCTTAAGTATATCGGGTACTAGAGTAGTTTTACCTAAACCAGAATTTCCAATAATATTAATCCAGAAAGGTACAAATCTTTGTGAATAATTACAAGGTAATCTGCTGATGGACATTAGAGATTGACGAACCTGACTTATTTTAGTATAAACCCACTGAGATATATGAGGTTTAACTTCTGTAGTAGGTCTATTAGCAATTTGATAAGTCATATCAGTGAGGATATTATTACACCATAATAACTTTTGTCTTAATTGGTCGTTTCTACTAATACTGATAGTGTTTACAGGATTTGATAAATATTCTACTTCCTTAAAAAATTCACGCCTTGGTGTATCAGGTGGGTCGATAAC